TCCCAACGACCTTTTTTCATGTCCAACAAAATTATATTCGGTGTTTTCTCGTCTGGCATAAAGATACCCCACGTAGTAATAGCGGAGTAGTCGGCGGTTTCTTTTTTACTAAAAGCAGTATCATAAGATTGTATCACGTGTGTAAGACCAGGCATCTTGGAACTCTCCCATGGTTGCCACCATTCACGTTTGATGATTGCACCTTCTTCAGCAGTGGGATTCTGTTGCCACTGCGCATTCCATTTAGCAATAGAGATCGAAGCCTTAACCGATTCTAATTCATCGAGCTTCCAATACTCAGGCCACACAGGTTTGTCTGACGGCAAGATCGCCGGAAATTCTACGACCTCCCATTGATCTGCTTTCGGTTGTCCTTGAGACTTGATTAACTCACCTGTGATATCTTTTGTATTCCAACGTGTCATCACAATAACAATAGAACCACCTGGTTGCAAACGCTGACGAGGACCAGAAGAATACCATTCCCACGCATTCTCTAACGCTGTTGCACTAAGAGCATCTTGTTCGGAGTGTGGGTCGTCGATAATTAATAGATCAGCACCACGACCTGTAATGGCACCGCCGACACCAGCAGAAAAGAATTCTCCACCTTGATTGGTTTCCCAACGACCTGCTGCTTTGGAGTCCGCCGATAATTCCATGCCTGGAAAAATATTTTGATAATCTTGTGTGTCGATTAAGTTTCTGACTTTACGACCAAAGCGTTGTGCTAATTCTGCCGTGTGCGATGTTTGAATGATCTTTAACCGTGGTTCACGGCCCATCATCCACGCCGGAAATAAGAAAGATGCAAATTCAGATTTCGTGTGTCGTGGTGGCATATTAACAATTAATCTCTTAATTTTCTTGGTGGCGATAGCCTCGAATTTTTTTGCAATGATTTTATGATGATTACCAGCAATGAACTCTGGCCAAACAGTTCTAACGAATAACAAAAAGTCATCTTTCTGTTTGGTTTGTAATTCTAAAATTTTTTTTCTGAGTAAGAGTTTCTTTAAAGCTTCTTCTTGCTCAAAGGGGGTCAGCCCTTCAATATTGATTGCCATTGAGTTTGTATACCAAATTGGGTCCCTTTTTTCAAAACTTTTTGTCAGAGGTTCTGTATGTGCAAAACTTGACTTTGTGCTGTTCTAGACAGCAGGCGCGCAGGTCAGGGGGGGTTGGGGGTCAGGAAAAAACAGCTTCGAGTTTCGGTTTTGTTTGGGACTACTAGATGTAGTGGGGGGAAGGGTATATAGATACTAGGTTTTGTGGGATCTGAACATAAAAAAACCCCCACCATCAAAGATGGTGGGGGTACAGGTTGAGATGCTTACTGCTGGTTTATTAGATTATTTAGTTTTTCTAATACTTGCGTAGTTGCGTCTGTATTTTGATTACTTGGTTTATTACTGATAACAGACACCAAGACTCTAGCTAGATCAGACCTAGACATTGAGTTATTGGTTAACCAAGTTAGTAAAACACTTTCAAGAGTATTAGAATAAACCCAACCAATAAGATCACTTTGCCAATTAGGATTAGTATTGTCATTGGTGTTTGTTCCTACATCTGAGTTAGTGTTAGTTGAGGGTAAGTTAAGTAAAGATAAAAGGTTATTATTTGGCATTAGAACACCACCTTTTCATGATAGTTAGGTATTAAGTTCATTACATTACTATGTAATAAACTATCCTTACATTTTTTGTAAGATGAGATAGTTGAGGTTAATGGCTTTGGACTAAAGACATCAACAACAGTTTCAGACCCAAACATATCTTGCATTTGGTCATCAGAGAAACCGAACTTCTCTTTAATAAAAGTAGTCATCTTAGATTGTGATAAACCACCTTTACGTTGTTTATGTGAGAATTGGAAATCCTCACCTAATAGGAAACCTTGATATTTCCCACTCATAAACTGTAGTTCTTTTCTACAGTTGTTTTGCCACTCTTTGACAAATATAGACTTAAGAATTGACAACCTTGCAAAGTCATCAATCTTGTATCTATCCTCTTTTTGTATATATTGCATTTTAGCAACCTTTCTATCTTTCTATAAAGATAATTCTATTATGCACATATCCCAACAAATAGCAACACCTAAAAACATTTTTTTTAATTTTTTTTAAAAACTTATCAACAACCTAAAAACACCATTGGCGTTAGCCTCAAAATTTTTTTTATGCTTTCTTATATAATAGGAACATCTGCCAACTTAAATTTTTTAATTTTTTGTATTCGCGCTCGCGAGCGGGAAGTTTTTTATACTAAAGGACAGAAAAGGCGTGGGGTCGAGGTCAAGGGATTTTTCAAATGTAATCACGAATCAAGGTCAGAACTCCTCTCCGACCCAACTTCCCGCTCGCGCCGGGAAAGATCTATACTATAAGGCGGCAGGGCCGTGGGGTCGGGCTTTAGGGATTTTTAAAGGATTTGCCCGGCAAAATGCCAGCTCTCACTAACAGCAGCGAAAATTAAAAATAGAAAAATCGAGAAGGCAGCCAGGGGCCTTGAGACCCCGGCAAACCACAAAATAACACCAAACAAAATAGCTTCTAACATTCACGCCCAACGATGCCATCGGCGATCACCTGTCGAACCCCATGGCCGTGCCAGGGTGCTTGTTCAACTCTAAAGCAAATGTCTCCAGTAGCAGGATCCTCCCAAAGGCGGACCTTGATGCAACCCTCCCAGCTGGCTGCAGTTGTTCCAATGCTGTGATGGCCTCTAGCTGTCGGCATCGTTCTCCTTGCGGATTCGTTGATAGTTCCATAAAATTTTGACATGTTTATTCTACCTTTCTACTTATATATATAGTTGCTAATTGTTGGGATGTCAAGATCTTTTTCTTCACCGACACCTCCTCCTCCTGAACCACCTGAAGCTCCCGGGCCCGCAGCTCGGGGTTATATTATAGGGTCAGGTTGCACTGGGGTCAAGATTCGGGGATTTTTGTGCTTGACTGACTTCAACTCAGGAGCGCGCCGGGAAACTTTTCTATACTAAAGAATCGAAATCCGTGGGGGTCGGACCTAGGGGACTTTTGTCTCGGACTTTCCATCCAGCGTCCAGGGCCCGCGGCTGCAGAACTATAATACCTGGACCATGGACTTGGGGTCATGCATCAGGGATTTTTGAATTTCGGGCCAAGGCAATGGGTCTTCGAAGCACGCAACATGGCTCATGGACTTAAAACCATCGGTTGCTGCGTCTTGAACCAGGGAACCTGGAAATATTTTCAAGGCTCTTCGAGAGAGGCTTCTTGCAAGTATATAATTGGGTATGTTGTACTCTGACAGCTTGAGATTTATGGCAATTTGCTGTGGACTCAGTCCCAACTTGTTAATCTTTGTACACTTCAATTCAGCCCAGAATGTGCCTGGCAATCCACTCTCCTCGTGATGAAATAAACCATATAAATCAGGCATTCCTGGAGTAGACCAAGAGTCTATTTTTAAGAAGTGTATTTTCTTACAGTTTGATCGTAAGGTGTTTGCAAATCTACCCTCCTGTTTTACCGCCATCTGGTGTGAATCTACCTTTCTTATCTCTTCCTTCGTGTTGTTTTTTCAACCAAGCAGCTCTATCAATCTGAACACGACAGTCTCCATTATCAAATACATATAGTAATTTTACTCCGAGTTCTTTTTGTTCTGCACTTAAAGTTCTATTGATCATTTGCTTTGAACCGAGTGTGTCTTTGTTATTTCTAAATCCTGCAAGCTTAACATCAAACAATTCGACATGTCCTAAATCATCAACAGCTATAATATCAATAGGGCCTGATCCAAAAACATTACTAAATACATAGTAACCTTTTTCGGATAACCACAATATTGCTCTTTGATGTGCCCAATTACCCTTGAGATGTTTGTCGTTCGTGATCGGCATCTATGACCTTTTTAGCAGAATCACCTGATAATCGACCTTCAAGTTCTTTAATTTTTGCATCTACTTCCTCCATGCTCATACTATCAATAGTTCCATACTTAATTTCTTTCTTATCAATATAGAGCCCAGCGACTTGACCTCTGTTTTTCTCGGCAGCAACAGCAGCATTCCAGTTACCAGCTTCTTCAGCTTTTGAGGATAATTCATACATTCTTTTCAAATGTTTATCGTAGCTAGTTTCATATTTACGGTAAAATTGAACTCGATAATGATTTATTGCCTCAACAACCTTTGGAAACATCTTTGGATTCTGCATGTTACTAGCTTGTTGCCTTGCTGTTTTAATAGAGAATCCACATTCTTCTGCTATTTTTGTAGCTGTTTTTCTACCCTCATACAAAACTATAAGCTGTGCAAACTTTGCTTGTTTTGGGGTCAAACCAGGGAAGTGTTCAAATCTTTCCTGTAACGTCGTTGTAACGTCTGTAACGTGAGTTTCTGTCATCCCGATACACTTTAGGGCAATTAATCCCGATTTCAATACCCAATTAATCCCAACGTAACGTTACGTTAGGACTTCACGTTACACCCACGTAACACCCTTTTACCCCTGATATATAATCATAATAGTAATATATATATAGTGTTACGTAACATTTCGGCTAATTTATTTTTTTATTTTTGTATTTATATTTATAATACTATATGCACAACGTTACACCTTTGAGGCACAAAAGCTTGACATATAAATATTGCCAGCACTTCTTAAATCTTGCCATAAATAATCCGCTTTAATCCTACATTCTACTAAGGAATTCATTGGTTCCTGGTCCAAGATCAATGCTTGACAGGTATTTTCCAATTCAATACTTGGATCACCTATACATAACCAAATTATTAAGAAGTATTTCATGGTATAAATTTATCAATTTTTACACTATAGTATATAGATGATTTGTGGGGCAAGTTCCTCCTACTTTTATTTTTATTATGTTGTCTCCGCAATATATTATACTCTATGTCCCACAGATCTGTAGAAATGAAATATAGAGATATAACAGTTACCGTTACAGATGAGAGTACAAAAGAACAAGTGTCTTTGACCTTAATAGGTTTTGGCATTAGTATCAGACGAATATTAGAATTTATAAGGGAAAGAATAAAATGAAACATACTTACTTTAAGATACCAGGTTGGTTCAACATGCATGAGGCCTATGATCAAGCTTTAGATCAATGTGAAGACGGAGATGAAATTTTAGAAATAGGCAGTTTCATGGGTCGGTCAACATCATACCTGGCAACAAACATCATAAACTCAGGAAAAAAAATTCACCTATATGCATTAGACACTTTTGAAGGGAGCTCTGAACATGCTAACCTAGCTATCAAAGGTGGTTTTTATCAAGAGTTTCAAAACAACTGTCAAGTATTTATAGACAAAGGTGTAGTAACTCCGGTTAAATCAAGATCAGATGATGCGAACACATTAAAAAGATTTCACAATAAAAGTTTTCAAATAATTATTATAGATGGAGCTCATGAGTATGAGCCAGTTATGGATGACATACTAAACTGGTGGCCTAAGCTTAAAGAAGGCGGGACCATGGTCGGTGATGACATGTCCCTGGCATCTGTTCAACAAGCAGTAAAAGATACATTCGGTAAAGGTAAATGCATAGACTCAAGTGCCATAGATTTTATTCAAGGGCATGAGCAATGGTTTAGTGTATCAAAAGGAACGGAGCTTACAAAGTGTTCGAAATTAGTGCCTGGTCAAAATATCTTAAAAGTGAACCCATGAAGTTTAACCTGAAGACTACGCCAATTGTGATAGTCCGATGGAAAGATGCAACCGAACCCTTTTCAGGTTGGGTAGAATACAAAGATATCATTAAAAAGACTGCAGCTGGATGTTTTTCCGTTGGTTGGTTGGTCAAGGACGATGATGAAGAAATGTCGTTAATGGCGGACTGGTGTGATGACGGAGGACAAGAGGGAGGAAGGGTTGCAATTATTCCCAAAGGTATGGTAAAAGAAGTAAAGTATTTAAAATACCATGAGGCTAAAAGATATAATTAATAACCTTAAGGTGTTTGAACAGAAGACGGAATCTGGAGGTCATGACATGATCTACGAGGTGGAATACAAAGATGGTTCAACAGAACGTTTTAATCATCGGGAGTGGAACATTATCGTAGCAAACGGAAAAGACTTCTGGAAGAGGCACAAAGACAATAAATACTTTGAGCAGGGACACGAAGGCCTATATTAGGCCCCGTTATCCTCTTCCACTTCTTCTGATTCATCATCGCACTGACAGTGCTTTACAGCTAGTAATTCATTGTGCAGGTAGGCTATCGCCTGAAGCGCTTCTTGATATTTCTCTTCTAAGTTTTCCATTTGGACCTCCTTTTTAGTGACGAAAATTCAATATATAAAAATCTTATCCTAACAGCAAATAATCTTTGATATTGACTTTTTAGTGTTTCGTGATCCGTGCGTCGTCTTCCTCGATCATCTCTTTCAACCAAGGTGGTGCGTTTCTCCTGAGCGCTACTTCAATGACATTTCTTAGCTTCATCGCTTCTTTTTCATTAGTAGCGACTTCCTTAACCCCTTTCTCACTTAGATTCAAAAAGTCTTGAATCGTTTTATTCTTATGTTTCATTTCTTAGCTCCTATTGATGTCTCTCCATCAGTCACACCACATACCTGTTTTACGAGGCTACAGACCAGGTGTCGACCCTTTGGATCGGGTGGGATTGATAATCCGAGTACGAGACTATCTCACTTCACACTCTTTTCCAAACTTTTTATATAGTTTTCTAATGCAAGAACCGCCTCAGTCACATTACTATGAGCGATATCTTTCATTACGTAATCTTTGACAATTTGCATTGCTTGATTACCGGTCATGAGCATTTTGAACATGTTCTTCTCCTTTCCGGCCAAACCAAAACTCTCCTCACCATACCTACACCACTCCTCGCCTGAACGCACCTCACCCCGCCTGCCATTCCACAACGTTCGTCGCCAAAACGCAACTCACCTGGCCTGCCACAACTTAACTAATCTCACCTCACCATACCTCACCTATCCTGCCTTAACACACCTTGCTACCACCAGAGCGTACCCGGCCTCACCACGCCTGCCTTGACACACCGCTCCACACAGCACCTTACCCCGCAAAACCTGACCTTGCCTGCCGCTCCACAACTAACCTGTCCTATTCGCACCTATCCCCGCCCCACCTGGCCTGCCGCACCAAGACCGACCATACCTCACTCAAACTTACCACGCCTGCCCTGCCCCTCCGCAACTAGCCCGACCTCGCCCCGCCTGCCTATTCTATAGACGATCCGTCCTCTATGACTGATAGAAAACTTTCTAAATCATCTATTGTATTTTTAAAATGTTGTTGTTGCATGATATCAAGATAGAGAAAAGCTTTTAGATCTTTCGCTTTATTTAAAGCGATCACTGCATCCTCTACCTTGTCATATAACTTACGATAGTCATTCATTCTTTCTTCTTCCTCCCAACCTATTTTACTGACCATTTAACTTCAGCTCCTCTTCTGGAATGTAAAGAGGCACTCTTATCCAGCCATGTTTTTTTAATAATATCTCAATGATATGATCAAACTTGTATCCCATTATTCTTTCCTTTCTAAATTAATAACGTGTTAGCCCAGTAAAATTTGCAAAAGACACTAGATCTAATGACAATTCGCAAAAGATATACAACTACCTTTCATTAAATTGTTGTTAGAGTTAACTAACACGTTATATGTCATTCTACATTACGCAGAATATTTTTCAATAATACGTTGAGCCTCGGAGAAAAACTTGTACAGTTCTTGTAATTCACCATACTTTTTTCTCCAAGTATTCAAGTCTCGAGCAGCTTGTTGAAGAAGCTGTCTTCGATACTCTTCATCACTCAACGCAACATCCAGTGAAACGTATGCACGAGCCTCAGCGTCGTCTTCTGAGTTACTCGTGTTTACCTTAACACTATGAAAAGCACGTATCGGTTCGTCTATATGCTGCGTGACGACCATGACAGAACCAATTAACATCCTTGCTTCTTGCAATCGATACTTCTCCGCAGCTGAAGTATCATCCCACGTAAAGCAATCGTGAAGAGGTGAGTTCTTTCTTTCTGCCTCTTTCACCACAAGGTGTGGGTTGAGTCCCCCATGCTTATTAGTGATCTCCTCAAGATGTTCTCCAACAACCTGAGCGTCCACTGAATAACGTGTGCCATTTCGGAATTGATATTCCTGGATTGTTTTTCTTTTACGCAACTTTAACACCGTTCTTTCTTTCAATTTTAGTGATGTTAGTTACCTTAAACATTCCAAAGTTACCATTCTTCTGTGGTCTCCATTCACCAACTCCTGATGCAAAACCAGCAACATTAAATACGTTAATCAATTGTTCAATTGACCAGGCATTAGCATTATACCTTACAGGAACATCTGCTTCCCATTTAGTAAACTCACCTCTGTATCGAAGGTCAGCTGCACCCATACCTACACGCACCATGTCTTCTCTCATCACAGGCTTACCTTTAATCTCAATTAAGTCACAAGGAATATGAAAGGAACCACGAGCGGCTACCTTTGTTAGTCCTTCAATGTGAGAACATGCATTAACTGCAGCAGCTTTGAAAGCAATCGCCGGAAAGCCATACGCCTTACCGTTAGGCATTGCATATAAAGAATCCTTAAAACATTTTTCAGGATCCTTTGCCTCTCTACCCGCAGCCTTAGCTATCTTCATTTGCTTGTCTCTTATTTCTTGTTTAGCCTTTTCAGACCACTTGTTACAAATTAAAGGTGAATCACCTACTAATGTAATTATACAATCCTGTAATATAACGCCAGGGACTGTAATATTTTCTGGCTCTTTCTTACTTGGCATTTCTTCTCTCCTCAAGTTCTTTGTCTATTAAATATTCTATAAAGCCTGCCACCGATCTGTAATCCTGATCTGCCATGCCTTTTAGTTTCTTATAACTATCTTTCTTGATAGCTACTGATTTGTATCTTGATACATCTGTCATTATATCCACCCTAAGTGATTTACAATTAGAATAGCTACAATGCATCCAATGATAATACTAATCATCTTCACTTCCTTCCTCATCAACGTTTACAAGTAAAATTTCGACCCAACTAGGTATTGAATATTCCATGTTGAACCTCCTTTCTGTATTTCTATGGTTATTATATAATATCTCAACTAATTATGTCAACTCCTAAAAAAATATTATTTATTGGTTGAAAAAAAATTCAAACGCACCATATAAGTATATCCGGTTATTGAATGTGATCAGTTCAATATTGTGGCTGAAAAACAGTTTTAACAGAGCTGTAAGGCACGGGGAGAAATGACTGACGGACAAGTGTTTGAGGTCATTATCCTTGGTTCGAGTAAGATTATAGAAGATGTTTATCTGTGTTCTGAAAGTTGGAGGTAAAACAACTAATCCTCCCAAAATCACCGGATCCAATCATACAGGGGCTTTGCTACAGCACCCCTGTACGGCTCTTAAAACCGTTTTTATTTTCGTTGTTTTCTGCGGTTTTGAACTAATATATAAGGAGTGATTAAATCCGAGCCACTGTTGAATACTTTAGCTCCATACTCAGCTCCACATCTAAGAGTGTCGAATAAACCCTCATAGGCCCAATAAGTTTTACCGTCCCAAACCTTCCAAGATTTATCACCTATAAATGGTTTACTAAAATGAGCTGTCTTAGCTTCGTTTGCATCGTATGTAGTTTTGTAGTGACGCTTTAGTTTTTTACCGCATTGAATGCAGTGAGTGTTTTTTGTTTTCATTCTCAATACCTTTCCAGTATTATTATTTCTATAAGATATATAAGCATAATCCCAAGATATCTCAATAGATAATATGAGAAATATTAAACAAAGTTGTGGATAACTTATTTTATTTCACCCCAGTTATCGCCGATCTCACAATCAACTTTAACTGGAACTTTTAGATCAACACATTCAATCATCAGCTTTTCAATTTTCTTTGCTTGAATCTCAGAATCAAAAGAACAATCCAATTCATCATGAACCTGAATGTGAGGAACTATTCCTTCTTTATATAAATCTAAGATTGCTTTCTTTGTCATGTCAGCCGCACTGCCTTGTATTAATCTATTGAGTGCTTTGTATGTAAACGCTCGTCTAATATTTTTTCCGTGTTCCTTTGTTGCTTGGTCCCTTGGCAATGGTTTATGAATACCGAAGCTGGCAGGCTCC